GATAATTATGCTGGTTTGTGTGATTTTTTATGAGTAAAAAGATCGTCATTTTTCTCTTTTAGTATCAATAAGTTAAACAGTTTTCTTTAACCTGTTGTGTTATGGTGGTTAAAAAATGACTCTAAAAATCGAATATTTACCAGTCGGTAAGCTGCTCAGATATGCCAAAAATTCACGGACTCATTCAGATGAGCAAGTTGAACAGTTGGTGAACAGTATCCGTGAGTTCGGTTTCACTAATCCTGTGCTGATCGATGAAAAGAATGAACTGATTGCGGGGCATGGTCGGCTTGCAGCAGCCGAAATTCTGGAAATGGATAAAGTTCCGGCGATTCGGTTGAGTAACCTTTCTGAAAAACAGAAGAAGGCTTACAGGATTGCAGATAACAAGCTGGCCTTAAATGCTGGCTGGGATATGCAGCTTCTGGCCGAAGAAGTCAAAGAGTTAATGGATGATGATTTTGATATTGATCTGCTTGGGTTTAATGATGCAGAGCTTGACGAAATGTTAAGCGATGAACAGCCGCAGGAAGAAGACGATAATTCTTCCCCTGTTGTTCAAATTAAGTACCTGGCTATTGATAAAGAACGTATTCCCGCGACGGATATGGAAATTGCATTGTTGCTGGATGTTTATCGTCAGTACCACGACGCGCATGAAACGCATGAGGGATTTGTTCAGTATCTTGCTAATGGTTGCAAGTAATGGCCATCGTCAGTAAGTCAGAGTTTGCCCGCCGGAAAGGTATTTCTCCGGCAATGGTTACGAAGCTCTGTCGTTCCGGTCGCATTCCAGTGCTGAAAAGCGGCAAGCTGGATTTTGATAAAGCCAGTGCGGCTTATGAAGCGAGCCGACAGGTTGGTCGTGAGGTATCTGCTGAAAATGGAAAAAGAGGGCATGGGATATCTTCGGAACAACCAGAGTTACCCGCTGATGATGCCGGATTAGCTGGTGGTACTTCCGGTGTTGCGGTGCAATTCAACAAGGCTAAGACCGCAGAAAAAATTTATCAGGCAAAGCTGAAACGCCTTGAATTTGAAGAAAAGGAAGGCTCTCTCATCGCTAAAGATGCGGTCAGGGATGATGCATTTCTGGCAGCTAATGAATTGCGTAGCCGCTTATTTAGTATTGCTCCAAGAGCAGCTCCCCGTTGTGAAGGCAAAACAGCCAGGGAGATCGAGCGCATTATTGAAGACGAGATTAATTTTGCGCTTCAGGCGCTCCAGGAATCCCGATTTATTAAGCAGGAAGAATAAACCTCATGGGCGAAACAGTATGGAGCACCGCTTTTTTCCGTGCGCTTCGCCCTAAATCACGGCTAACTGTTTCCGAATGGGCTGATAAGTATCGTCATGTAGCGCCGGGAACGTCTCCAGAGCCAGGGCCGTGGCGTACAAGCCGAGTGCCATATTTGCGTGAACCAATGGATGTTATTGGTGACGCTGATACAGAAACAGTAGTGATGCAATGTAGCTCGCAAATTGGTAAATCCGAATTACAGCTAAATGTTATGGGTTACTTTGCAGATCAGGAGCCATCTCCTCAGTTGATGATTTATCCAACGGTAGAGGCGGCTGAGGCTTTTTCAAAAGAGCGTATTGATCCGACGTTCAAATATTCCCCTGGTTTGAAACACAAGCTGCATGAAGGGAAAGAGGGGCGCGGTGCAGCCAAAAAGTCCAGCACGACTATACGTATGAAGCATTACGCTGGTGGATATATAGCACTTGTTGGTGCTAATTCCCCAGCAGGTCTTGCATCCAGGCCAATTCGAATACTGTTAGCTGATGAGATTGATCGTTACGGTGTGACGCAGGAGGGCGACCCACTAAAACTAGGTATTCAGCGTACTACCAACTTTCATAATCGTAAGAAAGTTTTTGTTTCTACTCCTGTTTTGGAGGAAACAAGCAAAATCCACAAGTGGTTTAAGCTCTCCGATCAGCGTTACTACCATGTTCCTTGCCCATGTTGTGGCACCATGCAGGTGATGAAATGGTCGCAAGTCAGATGGGATAAGAGCGATTCAGGTGAGGCGTTACCGGAAACGGCCAGATATGAGTGCTGTGAGTGCGGCGGGATTATGCGCGGATCTGGTAAACCAGACGTTGATTGGTTGGCGAAGGGGGTATGGATAGCTGAACATACTGGAGTTAAAGGTATTGTTGGTTTTCATATTAACAGTCTTTACTCCCCGTGGGTTGCATTGTCAGAGCTGGTTGAAGAATTTACGGAAGCAACCAGAAACCGCGATAAAAATGGATTAATGGAGTTTATTAACCTTAAGCTGGGTGAGCCATGGAAAGAGGATGCTAAAGACGATATCGATCCTGAATACTTGTTGCAACGCAGAATAAGGTTTGAAGAGTTTTTACCAGATGATGTTTTATTGTTAAGTGCTGGTGTTGACGTACAGGACACGTATTTAGTTTGTGAATTGGTCGGTTGGGGAAAAGGTAAGGAGTCATGGGGGATAGAATATAAAATATTCCCAGGTGATCCCGCACAAGATGTTGTCTGGAAACAACTTGATGAATACTTACTCCGTAGCTGGTCATTCCGTGACGGTCGAAAATTACAGATTTCTTCCGTTTGTATTGACTCTGGTGGGCATTTTACGACAGAGGTATATCGCTTTACTAAGCCGAGAGAATCAAGGCGAATATACTCTATCAGGGGGCGTGGTGGGGTAGGTTTACCATTTATAGGAAAGCCAAGTAATAATAACCGTGTGGGTGCTATGTTGTTTAATTTGGGGGTTGATGATGGTAAAGGGACCATCATGGCAAGAATTAAACTACATGATCCTGGTCCTGGTTATATGCATTTCCCATTAGATTCTGACAGAGGATATGATACCGAATACTTTAAAGGATTATTATCAGAGAAAAAAATATTTGAATATAAAAATGGGCAGACAAAAGAAAAGTGGGTGAAAGTCTACGAGCGTAACGAGCCTCTTGATTGCCGTAACTATGCAACTGCCGCGATGGAAATTCTGAACCCTAATTTTAACTGGCTTGCCGAACAGGAAATGCGAGGTAATGTGTATGTGCAGAACTCGTCAGGTATACGTAGAAGACGCCGTAGAGTTATAAGTAAAGGCGTAACCATATAGAGGAAATATAAATGAACAATGAAGCATTTTCTCTGACTGAAGCCAGAGAGATGTTATCTGTCTGGCGGGAAGCATATCGCGCTATTGCTATTGGCGGTCAGTCATATAAATTTGGTACGCGGCAGTTAACTCGTGCGGATTTATCAGAAGTCAGAAAAGAGATGGATTACTGGCGTAATGAAGTAGAAAGATTATCAGCAGGTGTACGCCGAGGCCCACGAATTAAACGAGTGGTGATAAGAGATTTATGAATATTCTTGATCGAGTTATTGCGCCGTTTTCACCTCAGAGGGCATTAAATCGAGCTTTGGCAAGAAAACGGTTAGAAGCACTTGAAGGTATTAATAACCTTGGATATTCACGTCATGGTGCAAGCACTCATAAAAAATCATTAAGGGGTTGGTTTAGTAAAGCTGGTTCTCCTGATGATGATATTGTTAAAAATATAGATAAATTGCGTGAGCGTTCTCGTGATCTCTTCATGGGAAACCCGCTATCTGTTGGCGCAATAAAAACTATCAGGACAAACGTTGTTGGTTCCGGTTTAAAACTAAATGCGAACATTGATGCCGATTTCTTGGGGATGACGCAGGAAGAAGCGCGAGCATGGGAAAAGCATGTTGAGCGTGAGTTTAGATTATGGGCTGATTCTCCAAATTGTGATGCATCAAGAATGTGTACTTTTGGACAATTGCAATCATTGGTCCAAATATCTGCGTTAACATCTGGCGATATATTTGCTGCGCTACCAGTTATTAAGCGTAAGGGTGTTATATATGATTTGTGCGTCTATTTAATTGAAGGTGATCGTGTTTGCAATCCAGAGGATCGTTTTATACCAAATCTTTACGGTGGCGTAGAGGTTGGTGAATTTAGCGAGCCTGTGGCGTACTGGGTTGCAAAACATCACCCAGCCGGGACTTCTGGTTTTGTAACCCGCAAGTGGGAACGTATTCCCGCATATGGGAGTAAAACAGGAAGAAGAAATATTCTGCATGTCATGCAGGATTTTGAAAGGCCTGGGCAACGCCGTGGCGTTCCTGTCCTTGCTCCTGTAATTGAAGCATTGAAGCAGTTAGGACGATACACCGATGCTGAATTGGTTGCTGCGGTTGTGTCAGGGATGTTTACTGTCTTTATTAAAACAGACGCTCCTGATGGGCCAGTCGGTGAATCGGGTATCCCTCAGTACGAGCAGATCGATAACCATGATAATAACACCCAAGAAATGGGGAATGGCTCCATAGTAAGTTTGGGTGAAGGTGAGTCGATAGATACAGCAAATCCCGGGCGACCAAATACGGCATTTGATGGTTTTGTTGTCGCCATATGCCGTCAAATTGGGGCTGCTTTAGAACTCCCTTACGAACTCTTGGTAAAGCATTTTACAGCAAGTTATAGCGCAAGCAGGGCCGCATTACTTGAAGCCTGGAAAATGTTCCGTATGCGACGTGACTGGATGGTTCAGTCATTTTGCCAACCGATCTATGAGGAATGGTTGGCCGAAGCCGTTGCTAAAGGTCGTGTTATTGCCCCTGGTTTTTTTTATGGGCCTGAATATCGCGCTGCATGGAGTGGCGCTCAATGGTATGGCCCATCACAAGGCCAATTAGATCCCCTTAAAGAAGTCAAAGCTGCAAAACTGCGTGTTGAGGAAACATTCTCTACCCGTGAAAAAGAAGCGGCTGAAATGTCAGGTCTTAACTGGGAAGAAACCGCACAAATCTGTGGCAGAGAAGAGAATGCTCGCCGTGAGTTGGGGCTTATTACACCTCCTGTTTCTGAGGTAAATGAACAAAATATGGAGACTGATGATGCCTAATTGGTGGGAAATAAAAAATAGCACGGGTGAAGATGACTCTCCGGCTGAACTTTTAATTTACGGGTATATTGGTGAATTTGATGAGGTTTCTTCTTCTGACATAGTTAATAAATTAAAGGATATTTCATCAAATACTATCAACGTAAAAATTAATAGTTATGGTGGTTCTGTTTTTACTGCTCAAGCTATTCTTTCATCATTAAAGCGTCATAAGGCGAATATTACGGTTTATATCGACGGGATTGCTGCATCGGCTGCAACTATTATTGCAATGGCGGGTGATAAAATTATTATCCCATCTAATGCTATGATGATGATCCATAATCCGTGGATATTTGCTGCTGGCGATGCGGATGAATTGCGTGATATTGCTGAGATGATGGATAAGATACGCAATAGTATTTTATCTGCATATAAGGAGAAAACAGGGCTTTCTGAGGATAAATTAATTGAACTAATGGATCAGGAAACATGGCTAAATGCAGAAGAGGCTGTAGAGCTTGGATTTGCTGACGAAGTTGAAAAACCAATACGCTTATCCGCTTCTATAAAGGAAGGGATGCTTTCGCTTAATGGAATAACTTTTGAAGCATCAAGGTTTTCAAAATTACCTGATTCACTCGCAAAGTTGCCGCAAAATAAAAATGAGTTATCTACTGAATCAAATGAACAAAATGAGGACGATATTGTGACTCTTGATGAATTAAAAAATAAATATCCAGAATTATACAATCAGGTTTTTAATGCTGGTAAAGACGAGGGCGTTAAATCAGAACGCGAGCGCATTGAAACAATCGAGAATAGCGTGATTCCTGGTCATGACGACCTGGTTAAGAATGCAAAATTCAAAACAGGAGTTTCTGCGGCTGAACTTGCTTTGGAAATTATGAATGCAGAGCGAGCGCGTAACAAAAACTTTCTTAATCAACGGCAAGAAGACGCAAGTGAGGTGAATGATTCAGTTGATGTTAATCAACCAGAAAACAACGGCAACAAACAGGCTGAAGCAGTAAAAAATGTTATTGGGTCAGTATTTAAAAACCGCGATAAAAATTAAGGTGAGTTTATGCGAGAGTCTTTTTCATTTGAACCAGATAATCTGATTATTTCTGGTGGTATGCCAGCAATTCCGACAAGTATTAAACTTGCCAGCGGTAAAGTAAAACGGGGTGAGTTACTTGCTTTTGTCAGTATTGATCAGACAACAAATGTTGTCACTGTGGCGCCAATAAATCTCTCTGGTGAAGGGGAGGCAAAAGAACCGTATTGTATCGCTCAACACAATATTGATGCGACTGATTCAGCGCAAGTCGGAACAGCATGGCTGACCGGAATGTTCAATGCACATGCGGTTATCCTTCCTGAATCAGCAAAAGTTGCCGATGTATATCTGGCTTGCCGGAAGGTTGGAATATTCCTTAATACCGCACAACAAAATCCATCTGCATAATATAAAGAGGTCGTATTTTTATGCCGAATATTGATATTTTTGAACGACGTACGATGCTTGAGCCTGTTATTCAGAATTTCAAGGCTCGTCGTTTTCTTCTTCGTACCTTTTTTCCTGGTGTTCAGACCTTTAATACAAAGAAAGTTGATCTGGATTTTGTTCGCGGTGGCCGTACTATGGCTCCGTTTGTTGGTAAAGGTTTTGGCTCAAAAACCGTTGAGCGACGCGGCTTTGTAACGAGAACTCTGGAGCCACCACTTGTTGCACCTGATTTGGTAACAACAGCCGAGCTGCTTTTAAACAGGCTTCCGGGTGAGAATATTTACAACGCAAAATCGCCAGCAGAACGAGCCGCCGAGCAATTAGGTAAAGATTTGCTTGAGCTTGATGAAATGGTTAACCGCCGTGAAGAATGGATGTGTGCACAAGTCTTGTTTACGGGGCAGGTTGATATTGTTGGTGAAGGAGTGGATGACACAGTTTATTTTTGGCCTGAAGAGGAAGGAGATAAACCATATCTTGAACTGACAGGTGATGATTTATGGAGTGCAGCAAAATCAGATCCGTTAGTCAATGTTCGCAACTGGAAACGTCGGGTATCACTAACTTCAGGTTTTACACCTCGTGTTGCCGTAATGGGCGCAAAAGTTGTTGATGCCTTCGTTAAAAATGAAGCAGTAACTAAATATCTTGATAATCGCCGAAAAGAGCTTGGGTATATTGAGCCTAAAGAGTTAGAAGAAGGCGTAACTCATTATGGCAATCTTGAAGGTGTCGATTTTTATGGTTACGACGAACTTATTCGCAATGATAAAACAGGAAAACCTGAACCATTAGTACCGGAAGATAAGATCCTCTTTGGCTCTCCTGGTCGAGGAACGATGCTGTATGGTGCTGTAGAGCTTGTAGATGACGCCGAAAAGACTCTAACGATTGTTGAGTCACCACGAGTTCCAGACACTTGGGTAACTCGTAAGCCGGCTGGCCGTTATGTTGCCATGAAGTCATCTCCACTGCCTAATCCTGGTGTGGCTGATGCCTATCTGGTGGCTAAGGTGGTTTAAATGGCCAGACTGATTAAAAACATTGATACGATAAGCCACGGCTCGCTAAAAGCGGGCCGTTTGCTTAATGGGCTAATGGATAACTCCAGAATTGCCGAACTGATTGCGTCAGGACATGCTATTGCCACCGAAGAGGATGGTGATTTGGCATCGGCTGGGGGCTATGATGCTGCTAAGTTAGCTTTTGAGCATGGATACGCATCTGCTGTTAATGATGCTGTGGACGCGGGGTTGATTACGCGAACGGAGGCGGGTAGCTGTGTATTCGAGGTTGAGTTTGAGGATGATGGCGGCAATGAGGAAATGGTTGCTGATGATTCATCTGAATCTGTAGCTACTTCTGATACCAGTAATGCGAAAAAATCAACGCAAAAAAAAGGTAATAAGAAGTAATGAACTCCTTCAAAGAGGTTATAGCGCAAGATATTTCTGCAATATTCCTCAATGAAAAAGAGTTTGCCGATACATATAACATAGACGGCAAGGATATCCTTGCCGTTATTGATACAGACCTTATTCATGAGCGGAATAAACGCTCATATGCTGAGTTTGCAGAGGGAATAAATCAGGGGCAAATAATATTATTTGTTTCAAGAAAAGATTTTCCTGTTCTCCCTGTCAAAGACCAGTCAATGAAAATCAACGGTAAAAATTATATTGTTGATGAAGTATCAGATAATGTTGGTGTATTGGAAATAACTCTCACTGTTAATACTAACAGAGGAATGCCGATTTGATTAATCTTTTGATAGATGCAATAAAAAATCGGTTGGAACATGAGGTTTTCCATGATTTATTAGTGCAGGGGCCTCCTTATGATGAAACAGACAGCGATATTAAATTGTTTGTTCCAACAATATTTAAAGGGTACTTGCCTCCTAAATCACAACCATCTCCAGATAAACCGCCAGAATTTCCTCATGTGATTATCAGGCCCACGGAAGGAGGAATGCAGCCTGAAACGGATGAAGTTAAGGTTAAGTTTCTTCTAGGTGGTTTTTGTGAGGACCATACTGGATATGAATGGGTAATGGCTCTTCTTGAAAGGATGATGTTTCATTTTCAGGAGAAGCCTTTACTTGAAGAGAAATTTCTCTTTCAGGGTGATATCAGATGGCGAATGTTTGATGATCAACCATATCCATATTGGATAACGGAAGCAACTGGAACGTGGCTAGTATTAAAGCCTCAGAATATTCAGTCTCAGGAGTTTATCTAAATGGCTAATAAGAAAAGTAGTAAAGAAGATATAGAAAAGAAGGAAGATGTTGCTCAAACATTTGTATATATAGGGCCAACAATCCCTCAACTCTCAATTTTGAAGCATAAACTATTTAAGAATGGCTTATCTCCAGAGTGTGAAAAATTAATATCACATATTCCTGGTGCAAAGTGTTTGTTTGTGGCAACCAGTGATTTTTCAGATGCAGAAAAAAGACTTTCTGATAAAACCAGTGTCGAGTATGTAATGTACTCTAGAGTTTCTTCTTCTATCATGGAGATTAAATAATGGGATATCGCCACGGTATTTATATATCTGAGCTGGCTACATCTATAACTCCTCCAGTACAAGTTAGTGCTGGGTTGATTGTCGCATTTGGTACAACTCCTGTTAATCAGTTAGAAGATCCAGCCTCAGCGGTAAATAAACCTATCATTGCTTATACATACGCAGAGGCCGTATCTAAAATAGGATATAGCACAAACTTCGAGAAATATACTTTAAGCGAAGTAATTAAAGTCGCATTTGGAATATATGGTGTTGCGCCAGTTGTATTTATCAATGTGCTTGATCCAGCAAAGCATAAGAAAGACGTAACTGATGAGGTAGTAAAACTTTCTGGCGGGAAAGGTACGCTCTCTAACGATGGTGTCTTATATAAATCTGTTGTTGTGAAAAAAGCAGATGGTGATTCTCCAGGGTTAACGGTTGATACAGATTATGTACTGGCGCTGGATGATAATGGCTATACGGTCATTACCGCTATTAGCGGAGGAAAAATTACTGAAAAAGACGCCACTCTTAAGGTTAGTTATACGCATCTTGATCCCGGGGCTGTAACTAAAAACGATATTATTGGTGGTGTGGATTCCAACACTAAAGCGAATACGGGGCTTGAGTTACTGTCGGATGTTTATCCCCGCTTCAAACTAGTTCCAGGACAAGTGATTGCGCCTGGATTTAGTTCTGATAGTGAAGTTGGCCAGCTAATGGCGGCTAAAGCTGCGCTGATTAGTGAATTGTTCAAAGCAGAAGCTATCACCGATGCGCCGACTGATAAATCTACTATCAGTGATTATTCTGCTGTTCCTGAATGGAAGCAGAACAATAATCATATGGCAGCTAACCAGACAGTGTGCTGGCCGATGGTGAAACTTGGTGACAATATTTACCATCACTCAACCCATTTAGCGGCAGCAACATGCTTGCTGGATAGTCAGTATGGTGATATTCCATCACGTTCTCCGTCAAATATAAAACTACAGATGGACGGTGCTGTACGTAAAGATGGCAGTGAGGTATGGCTTAACATTAGCCAGGCAAACTACTTAAATGGACAGGGGATTGTAACAAGCCTTAATTTTGATGGTTGGAAATCATGGGGAAACCGTAATGCTATTTATCCAACATCTACAGACCCCAAAGACGCATTTCGTGTTTGCCGACGTATGTTTAACTGGGTGGGTAATACGTTAATTCTTTCGCATTGGTCAAAAATAGACAATCCTGCAAACCGTCGATTAATTGAATCGATTGTTACTAGTGCGAATATTTGGCTTAACGGCCTCACTGGTAATCAGGATATTGCAGGTGGTGTTGTTACCTTTGATCAGTCTGAAAACACGATTACGTCATTGATGGACGGGATTGTTAAATTCCATGTGAAAATGACACCATTCTCACCTGCCAGAGATATAGAGTTCGTCATGGAATATAATCCTGATTATCTGCTGAACTTGTTTTCTGAATAAATAATAGGAGGTTGCTTTGAGCAATCAAATTCCTGAGAGACTTATTAACTTTACAGTATACGGTGAAGGAAACCGTATTATCGGTGTTGCTGACGCAAAGCTGCCATCAATTGAGATGATGACAGAAACTGTTAGTGGTGCAGGTATCGCTGGAGAGCTTGAGAGCGGAACGCTGGGGCATTTCAAACCAATGACTGTCTCTCTTAAATGGCGAACTCTGACCTCTGCTGGTACAAAATTATTTCTATCCTCATCGCATCAGGTAGATTTTCGCGGTAGCCAGCAGGTTTATGATGCAGGAACAGGAAAATATAAAACGGTTCCTATTCGGGCTTCAATGAAGCTAAACCCTAAAAAACTGGATTTAGGTTCGCTACAGGTGGCAAAGGCTACTGATTCAGAGAATGAATTTGAAGTTCTCTATATCAAATTATTTATTGATGGAAAAGAAGTCCTGGAAATTGATAAGTTGAACTTTATTTGTATCTTTGATGGTGAAGATATATTAAAAAGCGTTCGTGATGATTTAGGTTTATAAGGTGACAAAATGGAAACCGTTAAATTAAGTAAAGAATATCGTTTTGAAGACTTTGAGCCGGTGACTGAACTCAACCTTGATTTAGACAACCTAAAAGGCAGTGATATTTTAGAGGTATCTGACTTACTGCAATCTCAAGGGCATGTTTCAGTTCAAACATCACTTGATAATAAAGTCCATGCAGCCTTGGCTGCTCGCTGTATTGGTCGTCCAATAGAGTATCTGAATGGATTACCAGCGAAAGACTTTGTTAAAGTTTGTCAAAAGGTACAGAATTTTTTGCTCTCGTAGGTTTTGATGAGCAAAAACCTATTGATAAGCAAATAATGAGGGCCGCGAGTTCTCTATCTCAATCATCTCAATCAACACCTATATCCTACTGGCTTTCGCTTCGGTTGAGGCGAATCGTCGCATGGATTGACGTGTTTAATGAGGATTAATACTAATGGCCAGCAATAAGAACTTTAAGCTGGCTTTTGAAATTGGCGGCAAAGTTGCCGCCTCTCTCCCCAAAAGTTTTACTACAGCTAATCAGGCTGTTGCTAAATTAAATGCAGAGCTTGCTGGATTAACGAAAGAACATGGGGAAATTCAAAAGCTACAATCTGTAAAAGTAAAGGTTGGACAGACTGCCCTCGAATATCATAAAGCTGCCGCTCGCGTTGAAGAGTTACAGAAGCAAATAAAAAACACGGCCAATCCAACCAGAGCGATGCTTCGTGACTTTGAGAAGGCAAAAACACATTCATCAAATTTACGAGCATCACTACGTTCTCAGCGTGAAGAACTGGCCGCTTTAAAGTCTGCCTATCAGGGAGCTGATACATCTGCCAGAGCTTTGGCCTCAAGAGAGAAAGAGCTTAAAGCCAGCATTGATCGTAATCGTGAGGCTCAGGCCCGTAGCGTTGAGCAGGTTAACCGCTACAGAACGGCTTTGGCTTTAGCCAGAGCAAATGTTCAGCAAGTGAAAAAACAGCAGGAGGAACTTAACCGGGCATTAGAAAAACAACGTATTGATAAAATTAACAGCTATAAAAATGCGTTGGCTGAAGCACGGAAAAATGTTCTTGCAGTAAAACGTGCTCAGGAGGAGTTAAACCGCGCGTTGGAAAGGCAGCGTGAATTGAAGCGAGAGCATCTTGGTGAGGCAAAGAGTCAACTTGTAAGGTCAGGATTACAAACTGGTGCTGTAGCGGCTGGTGCATTTGCTGCTGCTAACAATGCAGCAAATTTCAATCGTGAAAACAAAATGATTGGTCTTACGGCAGATATGAAGCCGGAAGAAGTTCAGGCGATGGGGCAGGCGATGCTTGTTACCGGAACGGCTACCAACCAGTTTGCATCTGATATTCAGGCCGCTCAGGGTTTTCTCGTCGCTGCTGGGCAGGATTATAAAGAGGCTCAGGCGAATCTACTAACTATTGGGCGAACAGCTACAGCTACTGGCTCTGATATCCTCGATGTCTCGAAAGCATCATTTACATTAAGTGACTCATTGAAGATTGATCCATCTCAAATGAAGTCTGCAATGGGGATTCTGGTTCAGGCAGGGAAAGAGGGGAACTTTGAATTTAAAGATATGGCCAAAAATCTTCCTGTGCTTGGTGCTCAGTTCCAGGCATTAAAAATGGGAGGTAAAGAAGCAGCCGCGACGATGGGTGCAGCTTTGCAGATAGCTCGCAAGGGGGCTGCAACTTCGGATGAGGCTGCTAATAATATGAACAACTTTTTGGCAAAAATACTTTCCCCTGAAACACTAAAAAAAGCAAAGAAAAATTTCGGTGTAGATTTATATAAAATTGTTACAACAGCGCAGAAAAAAGGGAAGAATCCATTCGAAGCTGCAATGCATTCTGTCATGAAAATGACTAAGAACGGAGATCAGAAGTTACTTGGTGAACTATTTGGCGATATGCAGGTTCAGAACTTTGTTCGTCCGATGATTCAAAACTGGAAGGAATACCAGAGAATCAAAGCAACATCTCTTGGAGCTGGAAGTGCTGTTATTGACCGCGATTTTGCCAACATAACGAAAGATAATGCGGAGCGATTGAAACAATTACGTATTCAGGCTAGCAATGCATCATTAAGTTTTGGTCAGGCCTTGCAACCTGCTTTGAATGCCGCGCTTAGTGTTTTGGTTCCGCTGATTACAAAAATTAGTGAATTTGTAGCTAACAACCCCAATTTTGTGTCTCAGATAGTGATGGCGGCAGGTGCGTTTCTAACCATGAAAAGTGTGGTTATAGCGTGTAGGGTAGCTATGCTGGCTTTATCTGTAGCGACAAAGCTAACACCCTTCGGGTGGATTCAGATGGCTATATCTGCGCTGGTTGCCGCAGGAATATTGCTCTATCAGAATTGGGATAAGATCAGAGATTATGCTGTCAGAGTTTGGCCTTCTGTTAAGGAATATACAGTTAAATCATTTGAGGCTATAAAAAACTTTATCTTAAACTTTGACCTCAATGGATGGATTATATCTATGTTTGGTAAAGCATGGGATTATCTTTCCAACATAAACTGGAGTTCGGCAGGAGTAAGAATTTACAGTACATTAATTAGTGCTTTTAAATGGATGTCTCCGCTTCCGTTCTTAATTAAAGCATTTAAAATTACAACAAATTACCTTTCTGGCATTAACTGGAGCGAAACAGGAAAGAAAATCATAGATACACTGGTATCTGTTTTTATGCGTTTTTCACCAGTTGGACTCTTTATAAGAGCATTCCAATCTGTAACGACTTATTTATCTGGAATAAACTGGAGTGAGTCAGGCGCAAAAATAATTGAGACGTTAATCACTGGGATAAAATCAAAAGCAAATGCTTTAATTAATGAAGTGAAAGGCGTTTTTTCTTCTGTACGTGAGTATTTACCGTTCTCTGACGCGAAAAAAGGTCCATTCTCACAGCTAACAAAGTCAGGTGGTGCAATAATGACTACTCTGGCATCAGGTGTTAGCAGGAATAACAGCTTACAGAATGCAATAGCAAGCAAGTTCGGGCAATCAAATTTATCACCTCACGGGATATCTGCCGCTGGGACTTCTGGACCTCGCCAGAACGTTAACGCTGTGACTGGTGGAATAACCTATTCACCTGTAATCAATCTTCCGGCTGGTTCACCAAAGGAAACTGAGGCAGCAGCTAAAAGAGCATTAGATGCGGGATATTCTGATTTTGAGAAGAAATTGAGTGCTCATATGTTCCAACAACGGAGATTAAGTTTTGGATGATTATAGAACGGTTCAAGGGGACTCATGGGATAGTATCGCTTTAAAGTTGTATGGTAATGAGTACCTGTCTTATCTTCTTATTGATGCTAATACTGAGCACCGCTTTACGGTGCTTTTTTCTGCGGGAATTATTCTTAAAGTTCCTGATGCTCCGGTTATGCCAATATCAGTAAACAATTTTCCTCCGTGGAGACGCAATAGTGTTACGTAAAACGCTTTTTGATGTTATATATCAGAATGTAAATATTACCGCTCATATGTCACCTGATGTTTTGTCAATGTCTTATACAGATAATGAAGATGGTCAGGTCGATGATATTTCTATTATATTAAAAAATGATGATGGGAAATGGTCTGGAGACTGGACACCTAAAAAGGGTGATTTTATTGATTTGAGCTTTAAGCCTATAAATCAAATCGTCCTTGAGTGCGGGAAATTCCAGGTAGATGGCATAACTTGCTCTGGACCACCTTCTGTGGTTGAGGTAACTGCTGTTTCTGTTCCTGTTTCATCAGGCATTAGACGTGATTTAAAAAGTAATGCATGGGAAAAAACAACTCTTAAAGATATAGCAACTTCTATAGCTAAATTAGCTAACCTTGAACTGTTGTTTCTTATTGATGGTGATAGTAATCCATATTATGCGCGTGAAGATCAAATGGAGGAAAGCGATTTAAAATTTCTCCATCGACTTTGCCAGGATGAAGGGTTGTCGTTAAAGGTCACTGATAGCCAATTAATAATATTTGCTCAAGAGATGTTTGAGCAAAAAGATCCTATCGCTACGCTTACGTTAGGTATTGATGAGATAATCAGATATAGCTTTAGCACACAATCTACAGATTTGTATAAAAGTTGCACGTGCAAATATCGCGTACCTAAAAAAAGAAAGTCGCTTTCGTATACTTGGGTAGATCCATCCGTAGAAGAAGGGTCGAATCTTAAGATAAGAAAACTGGTAGCTAATTTAGATGAAGCAAAACGTAAGGCAAAGGCTGCTTTGCGGCTTAAAAATAGATATCAAAATACCGGATCTTTAGTATTGGTTGGAGACACCAGATTGGTAGCTGGTGTAACTATAAATCTGGAGGGATTCGGTTCATTTTCTGGAAAATATCTTATATCGAAAGCTGTGCATTCAATTGGGACTAGTGGTTATACCACCTCGATTGATGTCCGAAGAGTAATTAATGGGTATTAATTATGAATGATTTAGAAACATTATTACGTCAGACTATAAGAGTTGGCGTTGTTTCTGATATTGATGATGGTGATGTTACAGCAAGAGTTACTTTCGATGATCAGGATAACGTCACTTCGGCAAAGTTATCAGTTATTGTGAAAAATACAGATAAGAATGCTGATTACTGGATGCCAGATATTGGTGAGCAAGTTTTGTGTATCTTTCATCCCGCGGGGCCGCAACAAGGTTTTATTCTTGGTAGTTTTTATGATGAAACACAGAAGCCGCCATCTAATACTGTTAATAAACGCGTCATTAGATTTAATAACGGAACTCGTATTGAGATAGACAGAGAATCTAATTTACTCCTTGTTGATGCTGTCGGAGATGTAACCATTAAGGCTACAGGAACCGTAACTATTGATGCTCCAGAAACCATCATTACCGGAAATGCTACAGTTGAAGGATTACTAACCTTCAAAGGTGGAATGAAAGGATCTTCTGCTGGAGGTGTTGCAGCTACAATTTCTGGGAATGTTAAGGTTGTTGGTGGTGATATAGATGTTGATGGGATTAAATCTAAAGGCCACCATCACACAGCTCAGGGGGAATACGCTCCGACAACGGAGGCTCAGGCATGATTGTGGGTATGCTTGGTACAATGCCTTTTGTTGCCTCATCAATAGTGGTGAATACGTTCAACAATTTTAAAAGGACGTCAAAGCGTCGTGTAGCGCGCCATGATGTTATTGGGCTTAAACCTGTTCTGGAGGATATAGGTCCAGATCTGGATGAAGTTAGTTTTAATATGCGGTTGGATACAACACTTGGCATTGTTCCATTGGCTGCGCTTTCATTACTTAGGACAATGCAATCAATTCAGGAAGTAAATCCTGTTGTAATTGGTATTCAGTATTTTGGTAATTTTATAATTACAGATATAGAGGAATCATGGACTTATTTCGGTCCAACTGGGAATCCACGAGTGATTATCGTCGGCATTAAATTACAGGAAGTCGGACAGACCTCTCTGAAAGAAGCATTAGTTGATATTGCTGGCAATATAGAGTCAAAAACTAGAAGTGCGTTAGGTAAATTATTATGAATAATACGTTTACCATATCATCACCTTCTTACTCGATTGATTGGTCGCCCAAAACAGTTGTAGAAGAAGTTTTGCAAAATGTCTCTACTATTATTAATACTCAAATTGGCACTGTACCATATGCCAGAAAATTAGGAATTAATTCAAGTCTTGTTGATAGCCCTAGTCCAATTTTTATTGCTACAGCAACACGAGAAATAATTCAAAAAATTAGTGAGTTTGAGCCTAGAGCGATTATCCATTCTGTTACTTTTGAAAGAACGGACGTTTCTGATGGTTTTATTAGGCCAAAACTTGTGATAGGAGTTAGAGAATGACGTTGCCGCGTGGTGGTTTGCCAGATATTACTTTCGCAGATTCTAACCCGACTGATATAACAACTCGTTCAATCAGGGCTTTTGAGAGTATAACAGGTGAAACATTAGCACCTGCTGATCCACGTAGATTATTCATCTTATCATTGTGTGAGATTATTATACAGCAAAGAAAAGCTATCGATTTTTCTGCAAAACAAAACCTTCTTACATATGGTGAAGGTGAATATCTCGACCATATAGGCTATCTGACGGATACGCCTAGGCTGGAAGCTCAATCTGCCTTGACTACATTTGAGTTTAATCTGTCAACAAAATTATCGGGGATATATACAATACCTGCTGGCACTCAAGTTTCAACTGGAAATGGTGTTATTTTCCAAACAGATATTTTGTTGGAAATACCTGCTGGGAAAACAGTTGGTACAGTCTCAGGATATGCTGTTATACCTGGTTTATCTGGGAATGGCTTTTTACCAGGGCAAATAAATGAGTTGGTGACTCCGTTGCCGTATGTTTCCAGCGTAAGGAATGTAACAACATCTAATTCTGGTGCTGATACGGAGTCAGATGATAATTATGCTGAAAGAATAAAACTGTCGCCGGAAAAACTGTCTACAGCAGGGCCGGAGGATTCTTATAAATATTGGACAAGAACAGCCAATCAGAATATAAAAGATGTGAATGTATATACACCATCGCCCGGAATTGTAGAAATCCGTTCTTTGTTAGAGAACGGAGATATACCTTCTGATGAACTATTAGAGCAGATAAATAGCGTTCTCTCTGCAACTAATATTCGACCATTCACAGATAAAGTTCTTGTTAAGAAACCAGAGAGCATTGAATACGATATAATAATTAAATACTGGATTAACTCATCGGACAAAAACAGAACAACTTTAATTCAAAGTGAGGTTGAGAAAGCTATTGATGAGTATAAACAATGGCAACGTTCGGTTATGGGAAGAGATATAAATCCAGATGAAATTATTCAACGTTTAAAAAATGCTGGGGCTAAAAGATTAGAAATATCAAGTCCTGTTTTTAATGTGGTTGGAGAGACACAGGTCGCCAGAGAGAGAAATATAAATTGCCAGTATGCGGGGTTAGAGGATGGCTGATATCTTTAATGTTAGCTTGTTGGATGTTTTACCTCCTAACTTAGCTAGCGATCCCAACGTGATAGCTATGTCGAAAGCTATTGATGATGAACTACAAGCAATTAACAATTTAATATATAAGACAGAAATATATAGCGTTGTTGATAACCTGGACTCAGTTGTTCTCGATCATTTAGCTTGGCAATGGAATGCTGATACATGGAGGGATAGTTGGCCTGTATCGTTAAAGCGTTCTGTTTTTAAATCAATAATACGAACAAAGCGAATAAAGGGTACAAGGGCAGCGGTTGAAGATGTAGTAAATAGCTTGGGTGGAGAGGTAAACATAACAGAATGGTTTGAAACATCACCACCTGGCGAACCATATACAGCCTCAATTGTTGCTTCGATTAACTCTTTTGATGGTGCTGTTCCTTCGAAAGAGATGTTGGAGGATACGTTAAGAAGTATCAAGAGTGCAAAGTCGGCAAGAACACTATTTACATTTTCGCAAGCAACCAATGTTTCAGGTGGTGTTGGTATTGTCGGTGCTTTCCAGCCTGTGTCTTATGTACGATTAATTGGTGAGTGCTAATTTGCGATTTGTTAATCCAAGGAATTAAGCGTGAGTAAATTATTATTTACGATGACTGACGCCGGGCGTAAGGCGCTGGTTAATGCCAACAAGACTGGAACAAATAAAGTTGAGATCGTTTCTGTTGGTTTAGGTAGTAGATATTATGCCACATCAACCACACAAACAAAAATAACAGATGAAATAAAGCGACTTACCACAATAGGAGGCAAAGTCGTTTCTCCTGATACCATTCATGTAACTGCGAAGGATGATAGTAAAGATGAGTATGTTGTCCATACAATAGGGTTGTATACAAATAAAGGAACATTGTTTGCTGTATACTCGCAAGAACAAGTAATAATAAATAAAGCATCTTCTACAATTGCTTTAATATCAAGTGATATAGCAATTAAAAATCTTGATACTAAAAACATTACATTTGGTGATGTTGAGTTTATTAACCCTCCCGCAACCGAAACTGTTGTTGGAGTAGCAAGATTTGCTAATGAACAAGAAATTGATGCAGGTACAGATGATTCCCTGGCTGTTTCAGCAAAGCGGCTTAAGCAAGCTATTGTAAAACATGAGCAATCACGTAATCATCCTGATGCAACTTTAACATCAAAAGGCATTGTTCAACTCAGTAATGCCACCAATAGCACGTCTGAAAAGCTCGCAGCGACGCCTAAGGCTGTTAAGGCTGCATATGACCTGGCTGACGGAAAATATACCGCCCAGAATGCCACCACGGCACAAAAAGGGATAGTTCAGCTCAGTAGTGCCACTAACAGTACGTCTGAAACGCAGGCGGCAACGCCAAAAGCGGTCAAGGCAGCAAATGACAACGCAAATTCACGTCTGGCGAAAAATCAGAACGGTGCAGATATCCAGGATAAATCAGCTTTTCTGGACAATGTTGGCGTTACCAGCCTGACGTTTATGAAAAACAATGGCGAAATGCCGCTTGATGCTGATCTGAATACGTTTGGTCCTGTTAAGGCTTATTCAGGTATCTGGTCTAAAGCAACATCCACCAACGCAACACTGGAGAAAAATTTCCCGGAAGATAATGCTGTCGGTGTGCTTGAGGTTTTTGCTGCCGGCAATTTTGCAGGTACGCAACGCTTTACCACGAGAGACGGCAATGTATACATGCGTAAACTCGCCAATAAGTGGAATGGCACTGATGGTCCGTGGGGCGTATGGCGTCACACTCAATCTGCTACCCGCCCTTTGAGTACGACTATAGACCTGAATACGCTTGGAGCCGCCGAGCATCTTGGTTTATGGCGTAACAGTAGCTCAGCTATAGCTTCATATGAACGCAATTATCCAGAGGAAGGCGGCTTTGCTCAGGGGATGCTTGAGATCCTCGAAGGCGGAAATTATGGAAGAACGCAACGTTATACCACTCGCCGTGGAAATATGTATGTCCGCTGTCTTGCGGCAAGCTGGGATGCATCAAATCCGCAGTGGGAACCGTGGTTAAGAGTCGGTCATCAGTCAGAGAGTCGTTATTACGAAGGTGATTTGAATGATGTAACCTCACCAGGTATTTACAGCGTTACAGGTAAAGCGACCAACGGTCCAGTACTGGACGGAAACGGCGTGACTGTACTCGGCATTCTGGAAGTGTTGAGGCGGTTTGATGGTGTTAATGTATGGCAGCGTTATACAACTGCCGGAACAGGTACAACCCTTAAAGGCCGCACCTTTGAGCGCGTCTTTACCGGCAGCTCATGGAGCGAATGGCGGGAAGTCTACACCTCGTATTCACTTCCCCTGAATCTGGGTATCGGCGGTGCTGTGGCAAAGCTCACCAGCCTGGACTGGCAGACCTACGATTTTGTGCCGGGCAGTCTGATAACCGTTCGGCTTGATAACATGACCAATATTCCCGACGGTATGGACTGGGGCGTCATTGATGGCAACCTGATAAACATCTCAGTCGGTCCGAGTGATGATTCTGGTTCGGGACGCTCAATGCATGTATGGCGCAGCACTGTAAGTAAAGCCAACTACCGCTTTTTTATGGTTCGCATTTCAGGAAATCCGGGAAGCCGCACGATCACGACAAGACGTGTGCCAATTATCGACGAAGCTCAGACATGGATGGCGAAACAGACATTCAGCGGTGGTCTTTCAGGCGAACTATCCGGCAATGCTGCTACAGCAACAAAGCTGAAAACGGCAAGGACAATTAACGGCGTAAAATTTGACGGCTCGGCAAATATTGAAGCGTTTCCGCCAGGTGTTCCGCTGCCGTGGCCATCAGATACGCCACCTGCAGGTTATGCAATCATGCAGGGGCAGACGTTTGATAAGGCAGCATATCCGAAACTGGCTATTGCCTATCCTTCTGGTGTTATTCCAGATATGCGCGGCTGGACAATCAAGGGCAAACCCGCCAGTGGTCGGGCCGTATTGTCTCAGGAACAGGATGGCATTAAATCGCACACCCACAGTGCCAGCGCATCCAATACGGATTTGGGTACGAAAACCACATCGTCGTTTGATTACGGTACTAAATCAACGAATAACACAGGTGCACATACCCATAATGTATCTGGTACTGCAAATAGTGCTGGCGCACATACTCATACCGTTCCATTAAGGAGACCAAACAGTGGCGGTATGAATTTCGACTGGCTGGATGGTTCATCAAGTGGCACGGTGGTGGGGAATGGAACTGTGCCTTCTTCTGGCGCACATACCCACTCAGTATCAGGTACCGCTACAAGTGCTGGGGCACATGCACACACTGTTGGTATTGGCGCTCATACGCACTCTGTTGCGATTGGTTCACATGGACACACCATCACCGTTAACGCTGCTGGTAACGCGGAAAACACCGTTAAAAACATCGCATTTAATTATATTGTGAGGCTTGCATAATGGCATTCAGAATGAGTGAACAATCACGTACCGTAAAAATTTATAACCTGCTGGCCGGAACTAATGAGTTTATTGGTGAAGGTGACGCATATATTCCACCTCATACAGGGCTGCCAGCTAATTCTACAGATATCGCCCCACCGGAAATTCCTGCTGGCTTTGTGGCAGTTTTTAACAGTGAAAATGAATCGTGGAATATTGTTGAAGACCATCGTGGTAAAACGGTCTATGACGTGGCGTCGGGGGACGCATTGTTTATTTCTGAACTCGGACCGCTACCAGAGAATGTCACCTGGTTGTCGCCAGCAGGGGAGTATCAGAAGTGGGACGGCGTATCCTGGGTGAATGATGAGGAAGCAGAAAAACTGTTTCGGATACGGGAAGCGGAAGAGAAAAAGGCAAGGTTGATCCAGGAAGCAACAGATAACATCGCAATTCTGCAGGATGCAGTTAATCTTGAAATAGCAACAAACGAGGAAAATTCACAACTGGATTCCTGGAGAAAATACAGAGTATTAGTGAGTAGAATTGACACCAGTACAGCTCCGGATATCGTATGGCCAGAGCTGATGAATCAGGGTTATGTTCGGGAGGACGAGCAGATAACTTCAGACTGAAATTTAGTGATGAATGTTGAATCATCAGGAATATCATGCAATACCAATGCATGAGCACCTATTGTGACATTGTTTCCTATACGCACTTTGCCACCAAGAATGGTGGCATTACAACCAATGGTCACATTATGCCCTATAACAATATCCATATCATTAAATTCCCCGCGAAGTCCAATAGTTACTCCGGGCTTAATTGAACAATTTTCACCGATTGTTACTTTGTGACCGATAACAACACTGTTGAGATAAGAAATATCAAAGCCTTTCCCTATATTTACAGTTAAAGGGACTGTTACATTATATTTATCAAGAATGAAACGTTCTATTTTTCCCGCAATCTTCCGACAGTATCCGCCTTTATCAAAAAGGTATTTGGCTATGCGCCACCAAAATAAATAACGAACCCTTCTATGTTTTATTGCGCGAACAATTGCCTTTCGCCAGGAGAAAGGACGCTCGCTACCGATTACTTCATAGTGAATACAGTCTTTAAGTTCATTAATATTCATATCTTTATTATTCAGCATAAGATAATCATGTGACCAATTATTGTAATAATTTTAATGGTATGTTTCTACTGGCTATCCAGCGTGTCTGATATCCAGTAACAAATCGTCAACACGGGTGCAATCAAATGGTGAGTGTTAAGACTGACCACTTATTACCAGGTATGAGTGGCCAGCATTAAATCAGAACAGCCCTTTAACTGAACTGGCCGCGCTGTTAAGGGATGATGTCACCTTATCTTTGAAGCCGGACAGCATATTGCTGAACGATGAGTTTACCGCAGGTTTCTGGCTGGGAATCATTGACTGGAGTTAGGCCAGTAGTATGATGCTCGCAAAACGAGATCCAATTTAGATCCTTTTACTGGTGGATTATCGTTCGATCAGTGAGAGACTTCGTGCATGACCGAAAGTGTTGTGGTAGAGTTCTCTTAAAACCACGTAACGTGGTTATGATTGTGGGTGTCTGGTTGGAAAGTGACCAGATATGGAAACAAAAAGCCCGCAGATAAATCTGCGGGCTTCTTGCGACATCCACGGAAAACCAACAACAACAATCCATGGGCGCCTCGACAACTCCCATTATACGTTGGTTTTCCGTGGACGCAAGAGCGAACATATGGATAGACCAATGCCGTCTCTACGTTCAGCTTACGTTTGTAATTTGTCGCCGGAGTTCCAGCCTCCAAAGCACCATACGCACAAGCTGCCGCTGGTGTTATCTGATGCTTTACAGCGCATTAATGGGCGTGATCTTACGTGTGAGGTTGCGTTCTACGTTAATCAACCGTCAGAGCGGAAGCGCCGGATAAACGAGCATCGTCGTCGGGCGATTAATGCTGTGATCGCTGCGATTTTGCACCATGTAAACATCATTTCTAAGCGGGTTCTGGCTAGTGCTGAGGCGTTGGCTGATTTTTGCGGCCTGTCTACCGTATCCGAAGCTGGGAACAAGTCTATAACGCGCTGTACAAGGGCGTTGTCGCAACTGAAAGCGTTAGGTTTTATTGATTATGAACGTCGCTGGGATCGGGTGAATAAACAGTATTGGCCAGCGAAAATAGAGATTCGTGATCAACTGCTGGAAACCGTTGGTATTACTGAACAAGCATGGAGACGTGCGGTTAGCCAGAAACTTAATTACTTCAATGCGAAGAATAGCGAACGGCTTAAAAAAGCGATAACGGAGGCTGATTATAAGCGTATTGTTATTCAGGAGCAGATGGAGAATGTATGGCGTCAGAGGAAGACGGCCAGAGAGATAAAGGCAAAACAGAAAGCAGCGGAGAGAGCTGCGCGTCTTGTTCGGGAAAAGGGAGAGGCCGAACTTCGTCATCAAATCACCAGAGAGGTTAGTCAGGAATTTGCTGATGGCATGTATCCTGGTGCTGACCTTGCATATTTACGATCCCTCGTTGAGCAGCGTTATAACAGGTTAAGAAAGACCTGGAAATCACTCCAACATTAACCCACCTGAATGATGAATCCGGTTTTACCGGAGGATTATCTACGTCGCAATAAAATATCTGTTCAAAAAACAATCTAAATTAATTTTCTCTAAACCTGAACACAGCAAAAATATCGCCTTTACAGGCATCGGCTAATAAAGTTATCCACAGTTCTGATATGTATATGCAAATGGTTTTTTATAATA